CACATATATTAAGGTAATCAATGAAAATAATATCAGGTCTAAATGACTTCTTAAGTGCAAGTTCATTAAGAAGTGCTTTAAAATGTCCACTATGTGCCGATGCTGTCGGGTATTCTTTAATTATAAGTTTGCCCTGAGTTTTTGCTGCTAACTTAGTTACTTTGTTTTCAAAAGTTGACTTAGGAAGATCCGTCAGATCTTGGATTGGGACGTTGAGAAGGTTGGCGTCAATTCGTTCAGCAATTTTCTCTTCTGCCATCTCCATTGTAATATAGAGAACGTTCCGTCCTTGGAGCAACACGGAGCTAGCAACATGGCACATGAATAGAGACTTGCCGACACCTGTACCAGCAAGCGCGATGTTAAGAGTCTTGTTAGGTAAACCACCTTTCGTGATTTTGTTAAAGTATTCGAGATCGAATGGAGTCTTATCCTCCTTCGTGTGATAGAAGTCATATCTTTCTTTAAAGTTTTCGAAGTAATCGTGTCCAATATTATTATCAAATGAAACTGCCAGTGCATCAGAAAGAATGCTTGGAATTGCATCCCGATTCTGTTTATCATCCTGCCCATCAGCAATACTGATAGATTCCATCAGAGCAAGATAAATCGCACGGTCACGACACCACTTTTCAGTGGAATCTAACAACCATTGATGATCTACTGGAGAGTCATTAAGTGAATTACAAATTTCCCTTGATTCCTTAATTTCACTCTCGTTTAGATCTGTCCTATTCTCAACCTCAATATTTAGTGCCTCAATCGTAATTGAAGATCCATACTTGACGATAAAATGAACAATCTCCTGAAAGATTATTTTTTCAGTGCGTTGCTCAAAGTATGTGGGTTGGATGAATGGAATAACTTTTCGTGCATAATCTTCATTAAATACAAGGTTTCTAAGAATAGTTTGTTCAATTCGTTCCATATGAGAATTCAGTCTTTGCAATTTGGTCCAGTTTCTCCATTACATCTGGAGTAAAATAAGTTTCAGGTTCTTTTAGAATTGCTTTGGCATAAACTTTTTTAGTCTCACCATCAACGGTCATCTCATACCGACCCGCAACATTCTTCCAAAGTCCACCAATTTCCCCCAACTCAAGTAATCCATAATACCGATCAAGACCACGACTATCGTAAAATAAACGAATAGTGACATCTTTATTCTCCTTACTCAAACGTGACTTAGCAGTCTTTGCCTTAATAAGATTTCCGACAATTTCTGTTCCATCTTTCTCTTTCTTCTTGCTGAGATGAATGATGGTACTGGCAGCATACTTAAGACCAGAACCACCACCCATCTCTTTAGTAGGAACATAAGCACCGATGACATCATAAGTGTGATTGGTAACGATCATTGGTATATTAGCCTGCCCCAACTTGAGTGTCAACATCCTGAACGCACCTTTGATCAGTTGTGATTTTGTCATATCACGAACTTGCTTGTCGTTGAGTGCGTCGGTAATCTCCTTCTCTGTAGATAGCATTCCTAAAGAGTCTAACACAAACATACAGGGTTTGCGTTCATCTGCTGCCTTCTTCATATAAAGATCCACTGCCTTGAGTGCCTTGCTGCGGAACTCCTCAACAGTCACAACATTCACAACAACCGTGCGATTCAGATCAACTCCACGACTTTCTAAGAGTGACTTATTGACAGCTGCCTCAGTATCAAAATACAGGCAATATCCATCAGGATTAGAGTCCAGAAAATTCTTAACCACTGCGAGGCTAAAAAAAGTTTTTCCAGTGCTAGACTCCCCAGCAATGGCAGTAATCTTATTCCCAGATACACCACCAAATAAACTACCTGAAACGAGTCCGTTAAAAATGTAAGAACCCGTGTCCACATAAGTTTCTGCTTCGTCAATGTCTGCTGCGAGTTTTGTGAAGTCATCTCCAATCTCTTTTACAATATCTGTTAAAAAGTCCATTATCCGAAAAATAGTTCAAGGTTTACAGTTTTTTCTACATTCCACCCAATCGCATCAAGTACAGATTTAAGTGGTTCTACAAAACTCTTTTCAAATTGTAATTCATAATCAATGTACTTGTCAAGACCGAGTTCTGTAGGAAAGTCTTGAATAAATGAAATCACATTCTCTTGAATGATATTTGGTTTCTTCAGATAAAGAAACTTAATCTTTTCACAATTATTAATAAGAGAATACTTACTATCAAGTTTCTTTTGCTTAATATAGTAATTATAAAGGAGTGCTCCACGAGCATGAATAGGAGTTCCCTTACCATAAATGTCCGCAGAAGAATGATACTTACGAATATCAGATACAGAACGTGGGAAGGCAATTTCTTCTGGTGGAAGTTTTTTAAAGTCCTTACGACACTTATCGATAAAATCAATCACATCATCTTCGGTTGCATTCATCATCAACTTCAGACCATCTTTAATCATCTGCCGACAAGGTGCAGGTGTTGAGGATTTGACTGCTTCAATACCCATCATCTTTAGTTTAGGTTCAGTATATTGAACTCCTTCACTATTCCATACGTTGAGAATATATCGTTTCTTCGCAGTCCAAATACCACGTTCTGCGATGTTCTCACGTTTCATAATCATTTTCTGTTCATATGCCTGAACATAATCCGCAAGTTCCATATAAGATTGTTCGATGAACGGTTCCAACTTGTCTTGGCAGATCTTATCAAGTAACTGAACAACCTTTGTTTTATCGTCAGACTTACTACTAAGAAATTTATCAACAAGAGGTCCCATATTAAGATAGATTGAGTCAGTGTCAGATGCGATGACATAATCGACTTTCTCAGTTTGTAAAATCTTATTTAGAAATCTATTCATCTTATTCTCAATCCAACGAATCGAAACTTGACCTGAGAGAGTAATTGCCTCAGCATTTGCAAGTTTATAATACCTAAAATACTGATTACCAATGGCACCATAAGCAGAGTTGAGTTGAATCTTTCGTGCCATCTGGATGTTGTTACATCGTGCGATTTCTTTTTCCAGTGCCTTCGTTGGAGTTTTTTCATAATCTTGTTTTGCAGCAAGCATCTTCTTTTTGTAGATGGTGCGATCTTTATAGATCTTCTCCATCAATTCTGGTAGAAATCCACGAACATCCTTACGATACATTGCCCCATTAGCACATATCGCATTGTCCTTATACAACTCAAATGTTATCTTCTGATCAAGTATCTTATCAACGGTAGCTGATGGGTGCCGTTCCTCAAGTAGAGTCTCTGGGGAAATATTGTACTGCATAATGAGATGAGGATACAGACTGTTAAGGTCGAAACTAACAACCCAGTCATACTTTCCAGGAATCGGTTCCTTGACATATGCTCCTGCGTATTTGGAATCTTTATCAGAACGAACGATAGGAGGAATTACAATATTCTTCTTTTTAAGATAATTATAGATGATTGTATCCCACATTCGAACCTGAGAAGAAACATCAGCATAATTTGCTTTTGCATCATATGCCATCGTAATCGCAAGTTCAATCAGTTTCATCTTGTCTTCCAAGCGGTCAACAAGTTCCACGTCAATGATGTTATATTCTACAAACTTTTGCCACCCATTTGTATAGAAATCTTTGAAAGTATCAAACTCAGAGTGATCTAACTTCTTCTGCCCAAGTTCTACACTCGCAATATAATCCAATCGATAGGATTCTTGCGCCTTATAAGTAAACTTCTTATAAAGATTTAGGTAATCAAGTTGCGTGACTCCACCAATATCATAAGTTATACGACGATTGTCATACTTATCTAAACTCTCCCGTAAGGTCACAAGACCCCAAGGAGAAAGTCGTTTCATTAACTTCTCACCCAGAATTCTATCAATACGACGAACAAGATACGGAATATCATACCATTCACTATTCCATCCGGTCACAACTTCAGGAGTATTCTCCTCAATCATCCACCAATCAATAAAAGAATTCAACAACTCATATTCGGTTCTGAATCCTTTGTAGATTACATTCTCTTGTTTATTTTTAAAAGGACCACGACCCCAAGTACGAATTTTCTTCGTAGCATAATCTTGTACTGTAATCAACAATACTTCTTCTGCCGCAGACTCTACATCAGGGAATCCATTTTCTGATGCAACCTCAATATCAATCGTTGAAATCTTGATCTTATTAGTATCAAATTTGATTTCTTCTTCAGGATATTTTTCAGAAATATACTGATAGATGTATCGATCATTACCATACACCTTGAAGTTATCTACATCTTTATATCGTGCAATAAAATCACGACACTCCCTCACAGTTCCTGGTTGAACCGATTCTACATACTCACCCTCCAATGTCTTATACTTTGTTTTCTTATTGGAAGAAATAAACAGAGTAGGATAAAACTTCTCACGAGTTGCAAAATGTTTTCCATTTTCATAACCACGCACCAAGAAGTGATCTCCAACCATTTGTACGTTTGTGTAAAACCGCATCAGTTAATTTTTTCCAAGTATTTTTCAAGTAGATCGGAATTAGGATCTGTAATCGTAATAATTTTATCAGAACTAATCATAAACTCTGTTTGATCAGTATCATCTTTCATCCAGGGACAGAGATTGTGTTCTGCCCAGATTTCGTGTGGTTTAATGAGTTTGCAGTCTGGTTCTCCAATATCTGCACCAATCTCAATAATCTCACTAATCAGTCGTTCACTGTTCGTCAGTAGAATCAGTTTGATCGTCTTGTCCATTAATCATTTCCTCATAAAGTTTTTCAATTTCTTTGGCAGGACTTACAACAGTCACAAGCCAATCATATCTCACAGGAATTTCCTTATCCATAGTAAGTGGAATCCAAGGAGTAAATGATACATTCAATTCATCGTCCTCACCCCCATCATCCATTGCAGATTCTTCCGTAAGAAATCCATACTTAGGAACAAGATTTACTGCATAGGGATTCTTAAACAGATATCCACATATATTGTCTTCTCTAACTAGTTCTTTAATGTCGGCAATCACCGACTCACCAGATTTTAGTAATGCAATCTTAATAGACATTTTTGATTTACCTCTCAATTCATTATAGCACAAAAAAATCGGGGTGTCTATGGATTTTGCCATAGAACCCCGTGCGGCGACGATACCTAATATTTAGTTTTCAGGAAGTATTATGATAGTGTTGGTGCGAGAACTGCCCAACTAAAAAGAGATGATGCAGTCCCTAACAGAAGAGTGGCGGCTGTGAAGTTCATAAGTCGTCCTCCAAGTTACATAATTATATAGAAAACTGTATCACTATGATACAAAACTCTGTATCAACCACAACAAAAATATAAAGAAAATGTTAGGACTTACAAATAATCTTTCCTTTGGTGGTGCTCTGGGACGATTTTTCCCAAAACAATACTCAGTAACCCATCCTCAAATACAACTGATCTAACTTCCGTTTCATCACTGAGTGTCCAAGATCTGGTGAAAGATCTCTGAGCCACTCCTCTGTGGATATAATCGGTTTCAGTTTCTTTATCCTCTTTTTGTCCTTCGACAAAGAGTTTACCGTCTTGAGTGTAGACATTGACTTCTGCTTTTTTAAATCCTGCTAATGCGAGTTCTAGTCTCGATTCTACGTTACTGACCGTGACTAGATTATATGGGGGATAGTTTGTCGTTGTTTCGTGGAGTCTAAACAGACGATCAAAGTATTCGTCCATACCAATGCTATTCCTATTTATACGGTCTAGCAGCTGATCCATATTGGCAGCATTATACCTCGTAAGATTGTTCATCTTTACTTCTCCTTTTAAAGCGAGATTTGATTGTGTGGACCCCGAAGGCATCCATAAGTATATATTAGCATAAGACATAAAAAAGGGGGTGTTGCAACCCCTACTTTTTTATTCGGTTTCCTCTGTTCTTTTCTTCTTAGACCCAATGTTGTACTTGGTCTCAAGAATCCAATCTTGCTTGTCCTTATATGCAAGCACCTTAATCTGATTGAGTGGTGCAATATCTTGAATCTTCTCTACATCAACAATGCCAATAAGACCCCAATCCGCAAGCAATTGTGCAATACGATTACGTCTCTGAACATCATTTACTGTCAGATTTGCGTGCTTTCCATCCAAAGCAAACAATTCCTTAAAATGCACAAGGAAATATCTACCTTGCTTATGCAGAATATGACAGGACTGATAGATCTTTTTCTCTTTCCTAGATGCAACACCAATGCGTGTCAATGTCTCACGCACTTTCAGAAAATCATCAGGTTCACTCAGAACAACCTCAACCATTTGTTCAGGTGTCCACGTCACTTCAGCTTCTCTAACAACACTCATTTTTTTCCTCCAGTATCAAATTTCGATTTAATAAAATTAAGTTGTTCTTTTGTGAGTATTTTCAAAGCTTGCTTTGCCTTCTCATTACTATAACCATAATATTGTTTGACATAATCAAGATCTTTGATTTTATCTTGTCGGATCCAGGGAGAAAATCTCTTCTTTTTCCTCACAATATTTATAAAAAAGTCATATTGCATCTTTTTTGGAAGAAAATGATACTGATTCAGTTCGTTCGCAAACATCAAAGTATCAATATGTCCAGAGAAGCAAC